TTGATTATCAGCCAGAGGTGCCTGTGCATACAGCATGGGATCTGGGCTATCGTGACGATACCGCAATTTGGTTTTATCAAGTCATTCGCGGTGAAATTCACGTCATTGATTATTACGCAGTTAGCGGCGCAAACATAAAAGAACTTGCCGCAGTTGTTACCGGAAAACCGTATCGATACGGCAAACATTACCTGCCGCATGACGCGCGCGCAAAAACTTTAGCCGCGCAAGGCAAAAGCGTAATCGAACAGATGGCTGAATACCTTGGCATTAACAACATGGCAATAGTGCCGGATTTAAGCGTGCAGGACGGCATCCAGGCAGTGCGTCAGATGTTGCCGTACACATGGTTTGACGCCGAACGATGCGCCGAAGGATTGGAAGCGCTTCGCCAGTATCAACGTGAATACGACGAAGATAAAAAAGCGTTTCGTCAAACGCCACGACATGATTGGTGTTCTCATCCTGCGGACGCCATGCGAATGCTGGCGATTGCGTGGCGAGCAGAGCCGACTATCAAGCCGCCAGATGTAATTAAGCCTTTGATTGTAGGTCCAGAAAACACAGTAACATTAAATGATATGTGGGCAACCACAAGAACATTAAGGAGCAGCAGATTATGAGCGGCGTAAACAATCCCTATCGTTATCAATACGAAACTGTCGCGGCATCGCAAACCGCACAGGTATTAGGCGGCACTGGAGCAACTGGCGATTATTTGCATCGCCTGGTCGTAAACGTTGGAACAGCTGCAACAAGCACCGTATCAATTATTGATAATTCCACTTCAATCGCTTTAGTACCCGCTAATACTCCAGTCGGCATTTACAGCATTGAACTAAATATGGTTTCAGCTTCAGGCGCATGGAAAGTTACTACTGGGGCCGGAGCGTCTGTTATTGCAGTGGGCATCTTCAGCGCATAAACTTAGCGCAAACAGGCAGAATTTATGGAAGCTATTGCAACCAGCGTGCAAAAATATTTAAACATCGTTAGTCAATACGATAACGAGTTTAAAAAGTGGGAAGCTCGATCAGAAAAGATCGTCAAGCGATATCGGGACGATAATCGCAGTCAACACACAAACGAAACTGCAAAATTCAATATTTTGTGGTCAAACGTTCAAACACTGATACCCGCTGTTTACGCAAAGCTTCCAAAAGCTGTTGCAAAACGCAGGTTCGGAGACAATGATCCCATAGGACGTGTTGCGTCAGAAATTATCGAGCGCTCGCTTGATTACGAAATCGAGCATTATCCAGATTTCCGCAGCACAATGAAACACGCCGTTGAAGATCGCTTTCTTGGTGGGCGCGGCACTGCCTGGGTGCGCTATGAGCCTCACGTTAAAACAATTGATGTGCCTGAAGATGGTTTGCAAATTACAGAGGACATTGATGAAAATGAGCGAAAAGAAAGTCAAACCCCGCAAAGCCAATCAACCCAAGAAAACGAAAATTACACAGCTGGCAAAACCGAGCCGCAAGAAGAAATCGAATATGAGTGCGCCCCAACCGATTACGTCCACTGGAAGGATTTTGGGCATTCTGTCGCTCGCACTTGGGAGGAGGTAACCTGCGTATGGCGATGGGTGTACATGACCCGCGATGCGCTGATAGAGCGTTTTGGCGATGCTGGTAAAAAAATACCGCTAGATTCAGGTCCGGAAACTCTTAAAACTTACGGGCAAAACAACAAAGAACGCACTCGCGCAAAAGTATGCGAGTTGTGGGATAAAGAAACCGGAAAAGTTTATTGGTTTACGAAAAACTATAACGAACTGATAGACGAGCGCGATGATCCGCTAGAACTGGAAGGCTTTTTCCCCTGCTCGAAACCGCTATACAGTACAACCACCAGCGATACGTTAATTCCTGTCCCTGATTTTGTGTTGTATCAAGATCAAGCGAACGAACTGGACATTTTAAGCGATAGAATCGACGGGCTTGTAAAAGCGCTGCGTATTCGCGGCGTTTACGATGCCAGTCAACCGGCATTGCAACGCTTGCTGACAGAAGGCGATAACAACACTTTAGTCCCAGTTGATAAATGGCTTGCATTTAGCGAAAAAGGTGGATTAAAAGGATCAATCGACATATTGCCGATTGAGGAATTAGCCAATGCTTTGTTGCAATGCTATCGCGCTAGGCAAGAAATCAAAGCGCAGATTTATGAAATTACAGGCATTTCGGACATTATTAGAGGCGCATCGCAGGCCAGCGAAACTGCAACCGCACAGCAAATTAAAGGTCAATACGCTGGTTTGCGTTTGCGCTCGATGCAAGAAGAAGTCGCGCTATTTGCCAGCGAACTAATACGTCTAAAAGCGCAAGTGATTTGCGGAAAATTTCAGCCGCAAACAATTTTGTCTTATGCTGCTGCGAATCAGATGACGCCTCAAGATCAGCAAATGATCCCGCAGGCCATGCAATTGATGCAAAGCAATCCGTTGCGTAATTTTCGCATTGAGGTTGATGCGGATAGTTTAGTTCAAATCGACGAGCAACAAAACAAACGTGATCGCGTTGAATTCTTAACAGCCTTTGGTGGTTTCATCAGGGAGGCTTTGCCCGCTGGACAGGCTTCGCCTGAACTTGTGCCAATGCTTGTAGAACTAATCAAATTCGGTATCGGCGCATTTAAACAAGCAAAACCAATTGAAGGGATGCTGGATTCTGCGCTTGACCAGATGAAACAAAAACAAGCGCAATTGGCTGGGCAACAAAAGCCTGATCCTGAAATGATTAAACTGCAAGCGCAGCAACAGGCAGATCAGATGAGAATGCAAGCTGATACGCAAGCCGCGCAAGCAAAAGCTCAGATTGATGCACAGCTTTCGCAAGCAAAAATTCAGGCAGATATGCAAATTGAGCAAATGAAAGCTCAATCAAATACTCAGCTTGAAACGCAAAAGCAGCAACATGAAATGCAAATGAAAGCGCAGGAATTGCAAAGCAAAGAGCAATTTGAGCGCTGGAAAGCAGAGCTTGATGCCGCAACTAAAATAATGGTTGCTCGAATCAGTTCTAATCCAGGCATTGATTTGCCAACGGCAGAAGCTGCTCAGATTGCATCTGATAAAGTGGCGCAAGAGTTGAGTGAAGGCGTTGCAAACGCACTAAACAAAGTTACAGAAACTCATCAATTCATTGCAGATAAACAAGATGAATCCTTGCAGCAAATTAAAAATGCTCTTTCCGCGCTTACGTTGCCAAAAAGAATTATACGAGGCACAGACGGGCGCGCTATTGGTGTAGAAATCGCACAATAAAAAAATGTCTAATTTAAGTGGTGAAGTTGGAGAATTGAATTTTACGGTTCAAATAAAAAGAAAAGAAACCGGGAAAGTTGAAGAATTCAAATTAACAGGATTTTTGGACAAAACGAAATTAGAGGAAATGCAAAATGGCAGTGACACACAGCACAGCAGCCAAGAACGCAGCGACTGACGCTGTAACGGCTCTTATTGGCGCATCTGGGAACCTGGTATTTCGCATTTCGCCTAGTACCGTTACCTCTCCCGGTACTGCGGTTGCAACATTGCCTTTAAGCGCAACGGCTTTTGGCGCTGCATCAAGTGGAACTGCAACGGCTAATGCAATTTCCAGCGACACCAATGCAACTGGGAACGCATCGCCAATCGCGTTTGCAACTTTGCAAACCTCTGGAGGAACAGTAGTAATTCAATGTTCTGTAGCCGCTTCAGGCTCGGATATAAACATGACCAACGGGCTTACGGTTGCTGCCGGTGATACGGTGTCTTGCTCTAGCCTGACTTATACCGCATTGAGCGCATAACATGCTGCTGCTAACCTCAACTAGTGACATCATCCGTGTTGTTACGGGTGCGTCTGTATCGACGATAACTGTTCACACGTCGTATGTGGATAACGCATCCGGCACAATCACGCCGTTACGCACCAACACGAATATATCTACGGCGGCAACCACAACTATTGTGGCTTCGCCCGCAGCGTCTACGCAGCGTAACGTCAAGCTGATTAGTATTACCAAC